GTTATACTATCAATACCACCATTTAACAATGTCGTAGTAAATGTAGCAGGAGTATGTCCTGCAGGTACACCAAGATCTGTTGAACTAATTGTTGGAGAAGTTAAATATCCACTTCCCGGATTAGTTATATTTACCGTAGTAATTACTCCATTGTTAATACTTAGTGCAATTGCTCCATGTTTATGTATTTTACCTTGTATGGATGGTAAGAATACTGAAGCAAACATTTGTACGAGTAATGGGATGTCCTCTAAGCCAATTGCACCAGGTTGTCTGTCTGGCATTGCTGAGAGTACTTTACGAATTAATGTATCACCTTCTGTAGTATCTTCGCCTAATATTGCTTTGGATAATTCTATAATCATTAGAATTTCTCCAAAGAATTTAAATCCAGCAGGGTGTACTAATCTATTAAATACATTTTCCCAAGTAGAAACGTTCTGCCCTGTTCTAATCAGATATGAGAATTTTTGGTATCGTAATGAATCTTGTAATCGAATTACGTTAGATAATTGGCCTTTATTATCCAGATACTGACCACCCTTTGGTAGTGCAGGATTTACATCCCAATTACCAGATGAAGGTATTAGTGTTTTATCCCATGGATATTGTACTTCCACTTCATCGTTAAACAATAGTCGGAAAAAGATTTCAATAGAATCTGCAGATCCCCTTACCTTATAATAGTCAATAATATTTTTATAAAGGTTTCTTTTATTAACTGTAATATCCCTTGGAATTACTGATGCGATTTCTTTTTGCATTAACTCCAAATATTTTTGGCTATTAGAATCAATGTCCATTGCCCTTTCAATATTATTCATTACATGAGATGGCCCAGGGCCTACCCAATGTTTTACAGGAGTAGTTAATCTTGCAGTACCCCCATTATAAGAATCAAGACCATTAACTTGAAATGTTTTACCTATTTCCGAAGTTAAATTTGCCAAAGACCCAGGTAATTCATTACCGTTCGATATATTAACATTAATATCAGTAAGAGGTATATTTACTATTGAACCCGAAGCTGTTGTAATTTGTAAAGTAGAATCTGCTCCTTGTTCATCAGTAAAGAATTCGTCATTTTCATTTTTTGGATCTGAAATTCTAAATACTGCTTTTCCATCAAGTACTACATCTTCAAATGATTCATTCTCTGCATAAATAAATTCATCCAGATTCATAAAAGTATAATATGCCTCTAATAGGTTTTTTATACCTTCTGAATTTTCTAGTATCTCTGATGGTATGAGTGAATCAATTCTTAATTTTTCTTTGCTCTTACGAGTAGTAGATGCAGTTAATTCAACATACCCAGGGGATGATACATCATTTGTCCAGTGAGAATCTCCAGCCATTATCTTAATCTCGATGGTGTGGTGTAATTAATTGTACCAGTAGAACCTGAAACCGAAATCGTGTCAACACTTGGAGTAATTTGAACTCTGAGTGGATCAATTGCAATTAACTGATCTCTTTTAGGTGCAAGATCCAATGAATTTGGTGTGATGGTAATACGGATTGGAGTTGTATCATATGAGGTAAAATTATTTAAGGTAACTGTGCCTTTATCTGGATCAATAAGTCCAGCATCATTAACCACCGTGACATTTACTCCATCAACAATTTTGTAAATAATTACTTGTCTGTTTACTGTACCAGCAAGTGGTATATCTCCAAAGTAGTGATCAATACTTGAAGAATACGCCAGTTTAAATTGAGTTGATGATAAAATAAAATCTGTACTAGCGCCACTCTTATAAAATGGTGAGGTAAATTTTAAGGTAAAGTTATTTGCACCTTCAGTTATAGAAGGCGTAATATTCATAAACATATAAGGACGTACAGTTGAGTTTTGTATTGCAGGATCCGAATTATCAATTAATGATGTTAATTGAGAGTGTCTGAATACACCATCAAACTTATTTAAGTTATTAAAATTATAATCTGAAATTGTATCTCTGACAACCGATGTTAATTCTACCGCAGTTCTATCTGTAAGATTGGGGTTATATTTAAAGAATACATCAAGTTCCAAATATGTATAGTTTGGATCCACAATTTCTGGAGTAATAGATACTACGTTCTTACCCTTTAATATAGTACCAGTTATTTCATCCTTTTCTGCCTGTGTTAAAGTTTCTGCAATAATAGGTTTGATAGAAATATATGCAGTACCATAGTCAGGTGGATCGTTATCTTCTCCGCCCCAACATGAAATGGATGAAATATTTGTAAATTCTCTTTGAATAATTGCTCTATAATCGTCAGAAGTAACTGCTCTATTCTGTGATGTAAATGTAAGAGGAGCATTAAATCTAATTGATTCGGAAGTTTCTTGTTCTGCACCACCTGCAGCTGCCGTTACGGTAGTGACGGATGAAGTACCAAATCCCCCAATAGAATCTGAAAGAGTAAATACATTTGCTCCATTTGATTCTGCACCCTCGGTATATACATAGTCCAAAGTAATAATATTATTGTTATTTGGTTTCTTACCTGTAACTCCATCTCCAAAATATATTTCAAAATAATTAGATGAATTTTCTTGTAAGTAATAAACCTGTGATGTAGAATTCACATTTAATAGTGTTTCAAATCTTGTATAAATGTCAAATGAGGACGATTCTTCGTTTTCTTGCACACGAACTCTAAGTGTACTCGTATCTGCATCTTCATCAGATAATTGAAATTTTTGATTTTCTATATCATTATCAACTCTATACCTTAATGACTTATAATACCCCTGTGCAATATCCACATTATTAAATGAATATGTTTTTGTAGGTGGGTTTGTTGTAGTATCAACAATAAGTGTTGCAGTTTGTGTTTGTAGTGTTACGTATTGATATTGTTCTTGTGCAACAGAAGTACTTAATTTAGTGCCTCTATTCATTGTAAGAGTATTAGGTAAAGTACCAACTTCGGTTGTAACATCAATAACAACATTTACTTTTGCTCTAGGTGCAAGTACCGAACGTGGTACATAACCTAAAAGTTTTGCTCTTGTAACTACATTACCACGAATTTGTGCTGAGTCCAAGAATGCCTCGTTTAAAGAAAAGTGAGCAGCAACGGCATTATAGTGAGTATTATATGCTAATACATCGAGAAGGGTACTTAAACCAGAACCTTCAAAATCATAACCGTTAAACTCTGATTGAGTTTTTAAATAATTTTTTAGATTCTGTTTAATCTGATCAAAATCTAGCTCTGTTACATTTAAATTACTCGCCATATTTTACCTTAACCTTCTTAACACGATTTCAACATCTTGTCTAGTGTCGTGTTCTTTAATTTTAAAATTTACCGTAATACGATATGCATTTTGGTCATCCATGTATAATACACGAATATTTTTAACCTGTACTCTCTGTTCGTATTTTCTTATTACCCTTCTAATATTTTCTTTTATAGAAATTTCAGTAATTGCATCTGCAGGTTCAAAGAGTAGAGCTCTTAAATTTGCACCCTTATCTTTACTAAAAGGTCTTTCATAAAAATTTGAGATAAGCAAATTCTTTACAGCATTTTTAATTGCATTATCATCCTTTAGAGGCATAATATCCTTTCTAATAGGATGTAGTTTTAAAGACAAGTCTAAATCTCTCCACCCCTTAACACGAGAAGTGATTTTTGCCTTAGTCAAATCACCGATAATACTTTTATCGGATAATATCTTTGTTGAACCTGTAGTTGCCATATAACTATTTATACACTTTTATTCAAGGATTATAAGAACCTGGTCGCCTTCTTTTGTAGAATTATCAAGTCGAAGTATAGTATTTATTACTGTCCAATGTACTGTCTTGCTGTAAGGTTCTTCGACTATTGTATGTTGTGCAACTCCATTGACAGTAACGAGAGTCGGAGTACCACCTGGGAATACAAAATCTGTTTGACCTTCGGACGCTGTATATTCATGTATATCCGGACTGTCTGGATCTCCAATCATCACAGTTGTTACAGGAGATAAACTCGGAAGTGAGGTTGCAGTTGCACCTATAACACCAGTAATAATTTGTTCAGTATTGAGTGTAATACTACTCGGTAAACCAATTAATTTTAAGAAATCACAGAACGTAAATGTAATCCATTCTATAAGAGCGCCAAGTCCAATAGCCTTAAAGAATTTTTGTACTAATTGCATCCATTCTTGTATAAGATATTTAGGCCATTCTTCCCCAAAGTTTTTCAGTCTTCGTTTAAACCTATCCATCTTTCTTTCCATACTCTCAACAAAGTCATTAGGTTCTCCACCCAATAAATCCATAAGAGAATAACCTACAATAGAAATAGACTCCAACTGAGCAATTGCTTGTTTCCTTAATTCATCTTTTAGGTCGTCCGGTGCAGACTTTATTTGTTCCTCGATTGAGGCTATTTTTCCTTCTATTATACTCTGGACATTTAAATTTGTCAACCCTGGGAGAGAAGGTAAACCAAGTGCGT